GGTTTCCTTCGCGAACGGGATCGACCCGATCGTCATCTTGCGGGAAGGAAGCGCGGTCTTCTCGGCCGTCTGCTTACCAACCTGGGTGTGCTGGGTGATGCGCGGCCGGGTGAACGTCGCCCCAGGGATGCCGGCCATCGACCGGGCCCCGCCGGTCAGCGACGACACGAACCGGCGCGAGGAGTCCAGGGCGTTGATGACCGGGCCCACCGACGGCGTCGGCAGGATGCCCGGGGTGTCGGTCGTGATCTGGTTCTGCACCGCGGCGCGCTGGATGCGGGCCGCCGCCTCCGAGTTGGCCGCCCGGTCGGCGTGCCGGTCGGCCCACGGCACGCCCTTGGACCGCAGCAGATCCACGATGTAGGCGCCGGCCGACGGGTAGACCAGCGTGCCACCGTCGCCCAGCGGGCGGCCCTCCGACGAGCGGGACGGGCGGCCGGCCGGGTTGGCCGCACCGGAGTCGGCCCTCAGCGTCTCGAACTCGCGCAGCGGTTTGATCTGCTCGTCGATCTCGCCGACGCGCTGCCGGGCGGCGTCGAGGTTGCTGCGTTCGGCCGGGACCAGGTCGCGGCCGCCGTCGGCGTCGGCCCGGGCGAGCATCTGGTCGACAAACGCCAGCTGCTCTTCGCGCTGGGCTTCGAGGCGTTCGAGTACGGAATTGCCCATGGTGTACCCCCGTGGATGTGTTGAACGGCAAGGAGTTTCTGCCGTCCTACGTGCATCACGGGTGACCGTCGGGTGACCCCGGTGCGGGGTCGGCGCGGTGGTCGGCGCGGTCAGCGGCGCGGACGTATGGAGTTGATCAGATGGTAGACCGCCACTCCCGGTACTGGTCCAGATAGGGACGGGCCCCGACGCGGCGCGGCCGGCGCGTGGAGTCGCCCGACCGGACCAGGGTGATCTCCGCATTGTGGAATGCCGGCGTCGACAACACCGACGTCTCGACCAGGCGGGCCTCCTGACGCACCACCCGGTCCAGAGTCTCAGCGTCGTCGGGATCCCAGGTGTCCTCATCGGACATGGTCCAGGCCGACCGCACCGGACCGTACCCGACCGACAGGTAACCGAGGTGGCCGTCCTTGGCCATCTGGGCGGCGCGCTGGGCGTCCGCCGAATCGTCCAGGTTCCACGTCCCCCACAGGCCGTCGTCCTTGGACTTCCACGACGCCGCCGACCCGATCGGCCAGAACAGGCTGTCGTGCCACAGCAGCAGCGGCAGCGCCGCGGCCGCCTCTTTGATGGACTTGTCGAACAGGCCGGCGCCGAACGATTCGAGGAACCAGCCCCGGTTCGTCCACACCCCGTACGGGGCGGCCCGGCCTTCCATCATCGTGTACCCGGCCGTGGTGTCCACATCGGCCAGCGCGACCGTGGCCCGGAACATGCAGCGTTCCCGGGCGTCACGCGCACCGGCGACCGGGTCGACCAGGGTGCTCATGGTGTCTCATCCTTCTCGTCGGCGGCCGGTTCCTCGGCCGGTACGGTGGCGGCCGGTGACGTGGTCACCACGCCGGCCGCGGTCGGGGCCAGGCCCATGAACACCCGGGCCTCCTCGACACTCAACAGGGGCGGCGAGCTGGAGATGGCCGCCACCATCGTCGTGACCGTGGACTGCAGGTCATCACGGGTCAGCTGGGGCCGGTCGAACCGGATCGTCTGACCACGCGGCAGGAAACTCCCGGACCAGACGCCTTCGAAGTCGGCCAGGACCGGTTCGAGGCTCACCCGCAACAGGTTCGTGTACATCGCGCCGGGCGACCGGTACGTCATCGACTCACCCGGCGCGCCCAGCCAGTACCCGTCGAGGTTGAACGCGTTCGCCACGTCCAACAGGCTCATCTTGCGGGCTTCGACCATCTGGTTGTCCGCCGGCGACCAGCCCAGCGGAACCACCTGGGTGCCGGCCGGCAGGATCGCCGGTTCCCGGCCCGGGCCCACGAACCGCTCCAGCCACTCGGCCTTCGCGTCCTTGGCCTCGTCCTCACCCAGGCGGCTGTTGGGGGTGATGACCGCGACGCTGGGCACCGCACTGTGCCGCAGGGCGTCGCGTTCGTACTCCTCCTCCATGGCGACCCGGTCGAGGGTGGCCAGGTGCTGCTCGATCACACCGACGCCGCGGGCCGGGCACCACCGGTCAGCGCCGCGCTTGACGTGGATGACCCGGCGGCGGTCCAGCTCGACCCCGTCCACCATGTAGGTCGGCTGGGAGTACTGATGTGGGGGGGCAGCGACCGCCACCCAGTTCGACGGCAGCCACGTCACGGCGGCCGGCCAGCCGGCCTTGTCGTACACGGTGACCCAGGCGACCGCGTTGCCGTTCCACAGGTAGTCCTCGACGTTGCACTGCACGAACCAGGACCGGGCCTGGTTCGGGTCTGGCTGGTCGAGCAGCCGCGGCCGGGGCAGCGGGGTGATCCCCCGGTAGGCGTCCATCGGCGCCTGTTTCAGCGACCCGGAATAGATCGAAGTCGCCCGGGCCACACCGGGGATCCGCAGCGCCGACCAGGTGTCCCACACGACCGGGCCCGCCGCGACCGACTCCCACGGCCACACCACCCGGTTCCACGGTTGGGTCGCGCCGCCCTTACGCCCAGGCGTCGCCTGATCCGCGATCGTCACCGGGTCACCGCACCTTGAAGGGCTGCTCCGGCGGAGGGGCATGATCGTAGGCCCACACGGCGAGCGTAGCCGCCACCAGCGGCGCAATGGTCGATGTGGAGATTCGCCTACCCCAGGCCCACCGGTCCCCCACCGGCCGTTTCCCGGCCGCCTCGACCGCCGCGTCCAGCGCCGGATGGGGCCGGTACTTCAGGGTGCCGTCGACCAGGCCGGCCAGGAACGACGCGCACGCCGTGACGTACTGGTCGGTCGTGGTCGAGGCGAGCACGAGGCCGGCGCGTTCGGCGGCGTCGCCGGCGGCCACCGCCGGGCCGAACCGGTCGTAGACCAGATTCGCGATGTCGTGATCGCGGATCAGCTGGCCCAGGCGGCCGGTCAACCAGGCCGCGTCGTCGCGGACGTCGGCCAGCTCCACATGCATGCGGCCGGCCTCGTCGCGCCACGCGATCGCGATGGCGGCGTCGCCGTTGAGCCCGACGTCGAACCCGACCGCGAACCGGGCCGGCAGCACGGCCAGGGGGTCGGCCGCCGACAGCCACAGCAGCGCCGGGATCGCCCGCTCGGCCGCCCCCGTCCAGCGCGACCCGTAGGCCCGGGCGAACTCGCCCGCCTTCATCGTCGACGCCGCCTGGACCAGACCCGACGGGCGCAGCGTGTAGCCGTAACCCGGGTGCGCCAGGGCGACCGCGCCCAGGTCGGCCGGGTCGACATCTTCGGCGATACCCCAGGAGAAGAACGCGATCGTGTCGGTGCGGCCGGCCTCGACCATCAGGCGGCCGGTGTCGACCAGGCCCCGGAACCAGGTCGAGCGCGCGGTGCCGGCCGCCGACGGGATGAACAGCTGCCCGGGGGTGGTGGTGAACGTCGGGACGATGGCCTGCAGCAGCTCGTCGCCGCGGACCTCGTCGAAGGCCCACCCCTCGTCGACGGTGACCAGGTGGGTGGCCTTGCCGTGCAGGGCGTCCTCACCCGGGGCGAACACCCGGTACTCGCTGCCGGTCGGGAAGGTCACGCCCTCGGACCCGTTGGACTCGCGGACCTTGATCATGCCGGCGAGCGGCGAGCGCCGGAGCCGCTTGACCAGGGCCAGGAAGTTGTCCCGGGCGTCCTGCCGGGACTGGGCCGTGTACCAGATGCCCCGGTCGATGCCGGTGATGGCCCGGTGCGTGCCCATGCCGCCGATCAGTGAGGTCTTCCCGGCCTGCCGTTGGACCTCAAGGATGATCGTCGAGTAGGCCCACTCACCCGTCGACGGTTCGACCTCCAGGCCGACGTCGGCGACCAGGCGTTGCCACGGCATCGGCGGCTGGCCCAGCGCCTGCATCAGGCGGGAGACCGCCGGGCCGAACGTCGGGCGGTGGGGACTGCGGGGGGTCGCCCACCGGGGCGGCGCCGGCCGGGTCGGCGGGGGAAGGTTTCGCGAGCTCGGCGAGGAAGGAAGCAAGGCTGTCACCGCTGGCACCCCTCGACGTCGGGTCCAGGCGCAGCCGGATCAGCGTTTCCCGGAGTTCTCCGCTGGCCCGCGACAAGGCCCACACGTCCCGGGCCGCCTCGGCGACGTCGACGGCCCGGCCCTGGGCCCGGGCGAGGGTGACCAGCCCGGCGTCGAGTTCGTTTAGCGCCTCGTCCTGCCACGCTCGCCGCACGCTCTTGTTGACCGCCGACTCGACCCGGCCGCGCCGCCCGGCCGGCAGCGCGAACAGGGCATCGTCATCGGGCTTCTGTCGTCGCCTGGTCATCCGCACCCAGCCGCGCTTCGCCGGCCGCCGGACCCCAGCCCAGGGCCAGCATCGCCTGGACGGTCTCGGGCAACCTGGACGCCAACGTCTCGCCCACCCGGCGGCACTCCGACCGGACCGCCGGGGTCGTGCTGGGCTGCCGCGACATCACCCGCAGGGCCGCCACGACCAGGAACGCGGTGTACGGGCCCAACCGCACCGACACCCGCTCGCCGCTGGCCTCACGACGGGCCAGCCGCCGCACCGTCACCGCCACCGGATCCTGGATCACGTCCCACTCCCCGTCCACGCCCGGGTGTAGGCGGCGTCAATCCGGACCAGCTCCGTCACGAGGTCGTTGACCACCTGCCACGCGCCGGCGTGGTCGTCGGTGTGGACACGCTTGCGCTGGGCGTCGACGAAATCCTTCAGCGACCGCTGGCCGTTGACCAGCGCGAGCCGGGCCCGGTTGCACCGCCGGCCATGGTCCTCAAGCAGAGCGGCCAAACCTTCGAGCTGCTCAAGCGCTTTGCCGTGGTCGGTGCAGTTCAACGCCTGGGCCTTCGCCTCACGGATGCCGCGGTCCTTGTCGACGATGGCCTGGGCCGCCCGGTCACGCGCACGGTGGAGCGCGTCGACCAGAACACCCAGCGCCTCCCCGGCCGCCTCCGACCCGTGGTCGCGGGCCTCCTGCAGCAGCACGTAGCCGGCCGCCACCACGTCGTGCGGCAACGCTCGAAGAGAAATCTCCATCCGCGACATCGGCGTCAGCGGCGATTCGTCAGCCACGGCTGCCCTCGCCCCCGACCCAACGCCCCCGCGGCGACAGGTCACGGATGCGACGTAGCCGATTCACCAGCGTCGGCGACCAGGCCAACGCCGCCGGGTCGTCGACGAGCTGGTTGAGGTGGCAGGCGTAATGATCCGGCGACCAGCCCAGCTGCCGCCGGATCGCGTTGGTCCGATGGCCCGCGTTCTTCCAATGCTTCCCGGCCAACATCAGCACCTCTTTGTCCACTAAGGACAATTCTCGGTCGCTACTCATGACCGACGGCCACCATGCACGTCACCTTCGACACCTCGCCGTACAGCGACGACTTGACGACGCGCTGCACCGCCTCCTCCTCGGTGTACACACCGGCTTCGGCCCGGTCGTGCGTGTAGCCGCAGCCCGTGGGCCGCCACCACAGCCCGTACTTGTTGGACCAGAGGTTGTACCGAATCTCAGTCATGGCCAATCAATCCACATCGGACGATTCCTTTGCTGATCTTGTTCGTTTTGTTGATCATCGCGCCGCATCCCCCCTGATCGGGAGAGAGAGGGACAGGCGCGGGCTATCCGAGGCCATCGACGCTCATAAAAAACCGGGGTCCGGTATCTCGGTGACGGTGCGGGCAATCGTCTCCGTCGCATCGAATGGTGTGCCTGCACCATGCACCGGACAGTCCGTGTCCACCTTGTCCATCATCAGGGCGCCGTCGTCACACCCGTCATCGGCGGATCGCCATTGGCACACGCATAGGTGGTGAACGATCCCAGGCGAACACCATCACAGCCGGCGTCACCAGCGTCATGGCGCACCGCGCTTGCGTCGCTCGGCTCGGTTGGCAACAGCCGCGCCCAGGGCGGCGGTGTCGCCTCGCTTGCCGTGCACCTTCATGGGTGGTGCGGTGCAGCCGGGTTGCCAGCGTTGGCCGACCAGACGCCAGCGGCAGCGGTCGGGCCGACCATCGGCGAGCGTTACCACCCGCCCGCACTTACAGGCAGCGTCGTGCAGCAGGCGTTCGGACAGGGCGAGCGCGGCCGCGGTCGGGGAGCGGTGGTCCTCGGCTGTGATGCGCGTACCGCTCCACATGGCGTGCGCATACCAACCTGCCTCCTCGGCAGGTACATCGTCGTGGACGTAGCCGAGCTCGAATTCCGTTGCACCGCAACGACTGACCAGGTCGGCGAGGGCAATCACCATGTCGTCGTGCAGCCCCAATTCGGGACGGGTCACGGCACACCTCCCGGTGTGATGAGTAGGTACAGCCCGCAGAGCGCGA